CCGATAACGGATTTTGTAAACCCCCTTATCATCACCACTTTTTTTATTGGGGTTTTCATAGGCCATGTTAAATCTTAGTTCCTCATCCGCATCCGTAACTTCTGTAACATCAATAAGTTCCCACACCTCTTCGTTAATTATTTCCCCACGGGTTTTCAAATGTTCCAACCACGAATCTTCATCCGCGATGGTCATGTCCGCTAAATCAATCTTTTTTTTTAATGACAACGATACGCCCGTTTCTTCCTCGCGTGTTTCATCGTCAATTACATTGCCCGTTAAATCCGTAAATTCAAGGGGTTGTAAGGTCTTAAAATACATATTAAGGTTATACCCGTTGTGGTTTAATACCTTAGTAACCGCATCAATAACCAATCGTTGGAATGGGCGAATAACTACATTGTCAAACAAGATAGATGCCGACTTTAATTCATCCGCGTTATTACCAAATCCCGTTCCGTCTTTAATACCCAAAAGTAATGGCGATACCACGCGATGCGATATCATTACCTTTTGCATTGATTCAGAACTAAGGAATTGATATTGGTTGTGGGCATCACTTAATTGTACTGGGGTAATATCCGCCGCTGAATCCTTGCCATCGTTCCACGAAATAATAAAACGACCTGCATTTGACGATCCACCAAACTTGGCTTTGATTTGTGATTCAACCGTATCTTTAACCTCGGCGGGTGGTTGCCCATTGTTGAAGTTTATCAACATACTTGGTGCCAAACCATTCATGATGTTGTTGATGTGGAAATTCGATATCTCCGCTTCCAAGTTTGCATATTGCGTACCGCCTTGGTAGTCCACGGGTGCGAAGTAAAACGAACCCGTTGAATATGGTTTGATGGTTAGTATACATTCGTTTGAAGATTCATCATAACCCCATGCCCGTATCTCTGTGGGTTGTGTGCCACGCTTGATATTGGCCCAATCGGGGTAATAATAATACTTTTCAATCTCGCCTTTATCGTTGCACTTGGCGGGGCGAAGTGTTTGTTGTGGAAAGTGCTTGGCTTGAACATACTTTTTCTTATCCTTTGATTTGATAAGTTGAAAAGATGCTTGGCCTAACATTTTCAAATCCATAATTACCGCCCGTAAATCATCCCCACTAAACATCTTTTTGAACTCAATGTAACCTGGTAAGTCGCGCGATGTGGTTGTTACCTCCAATCCCTTGCCATAAATTTGGTCTGCAATGCCTTTGATACACGCATTATTGGTTGGTGAACCATGATACAAGTCAATCAAATACTGATAATAATTGTTATCATCGCCATATTGCACCCAATCTTTGTTTTTTTGCTCAATGATTGATGGGGCGGTGTATGATTGTAGTTGTATAAATTCTAAACTCATAGTGTTATCCAATTAGGTGAAACGGGGGCCGTTGTATCCCATTGTTTCCAAGTGTTGTTAATGTTGGTTGTTCCCACAATCCAATACCCTAAATACTCCCACACCAAATTATTTGCATTGAATACACGAATTAATATCTCATCGGTGTTTTGTGCAACCGCATTAATGGCGGTTAATGATGGCAAATTCATCGTGTAGAACGAATATAACTTGCTTGGGGTACTTGTGGCCGTCACCATCGTTTTGGTGGGCTTGTGCCACACCTCAATCGTTGATACACCCGTAAATTCCACAAAGGATGTGAAATTGATATTGGTGGATGCGTTATTGATGTGCATAGTTATAAAACGCGAAATACATTTTTTGTTATAAATGAAAAACCCCCACCGAATGGTGAGGGCTTAAACATAGAAATATAATTAAAATTAAACTGGCATTGTTGGTGTAATAACCAATGCAATACTTGCCGCTGAATTGGCATCAACAATTCCTGGGGGTAATTTTTCTTGGCTTGAGAAAGTGATGGTATTCAAACGGGCATCGCCCATCTGTACACCCCATGAACTTGATCCGCCATTGGCATCACAACCCAAAGTTTCACCCAACAACCAAAATTGGTCGTTTCTATCCCAAACGATGATTTGCCATCTTCCTTTTGTCAATGTCTGAATCGCATCCATGTCAACATCACCCGTAACGGCGGTAAGGCCACTTGGCTTAAATGACAATGTAAAGATGGTTTCATACATTGATGTTCCATTATCGCGTGATGCGGTGATGGTGGTTTCGATGGTTGACAAACCTTTCAATTCCCAAAATGGGGCCGAAATTGGCGTTGTAGTTGTTCCGTTGTCAATCAAAGTTACAACACCCGTTCCGTTCTTTGTAACGCGGTTTGCAAATTCAAATGGCACGAAATACGCTGCCTTAATTCCACCCACATATTGCTTACATGGTTCGTATCTTCCTAATAATGTTCCACAACTTGGCATGTTCTTGTTCTTATCTTGGTTAAAAAAAAGGGGTGGGTGTTTATGCCCACCCCAAGTTTATATTTATCCTTATCGGATTAGGTTACATTAATTACAACTTGTTGAGTTGGGTTTGTAGCAATGATACCACCCGTGAAACGCATGATTACACGAACATTCTGTGAACCATCGATATCGCTCATGTCGATAACCTTCACTTCGTTGTAATCGCTCAACAATCCCGTTCCAAAGTGCAAATCTGACTTCATACCCAATACACAATCGTAGTCGTTAAGACCTGGACACATTGTAACGGGGATACCTTGGAAGTTCATTGGCTTTTCTCCAACATAAAACTGGAAGTTGAAGTTACCCGCAGATAACGCCGCTTGATAGGCCTTCATGGTAGATGGACCAACATAGTATTGGTAACCTTCTTTTCCGTACAATGATGCAGGTGAGTAATTTAATGCTTCTTGCAAACGAGCAACAACATTTGTTCCATCTGTCGCACCCGAGAATGGACGAACGATTGCAGAGTTATCAATCAAATAACCAACCATTCCGTCCTGACCCGCTACGATTGCGGAATCATACCAAAGATTAGATTTCCAAATACCTAATTCGTTTGCTTGTGCAACTTCCGCTGCAGTTTGAGCCAACATAAATTCTTCGAATGTTGCTGGTAATTTCTCAAATGCACTGAAACCCGCTTGTGCTGATTCCCAAGTGGTACGCAAGTTGTTTTTACACAATTGCAAGTTCACTTGCTTTTCAACTGTGGTCAACACATATTCACCCAAAGTCACTGAAGATGAATCTGTAAAGTCACAAGATGCGTCAGCAATTACAACTGAATCTTGGTAGTTACGGATAACTTCTTTGAAAGCAACATTGGGGTGCAATGTGATAAGTTCTTTTGCCAAGGTTTCACCCGACAACAACGCGGCCGCAATATATTTGTTACCAAAAAGACCCGCGTAGGTATTTGGTGATATTGTTGGGCCACTCAAATTGATTTTGTTTAATTTATTGTTCATTTTAGTGGTTTAGTTAAAAAGTTGATTAAATACACGATCCTTCAAAGTTTCTTCACGCTTGGCACCCAACTTGAAAATCAACTTGGAATCCTTCATGTTTGCCTCTGGGTTGTGCAATGTGTGTGGTGCTGGTTCGTTAGCCAATCTATCCGTCAATTCCTTGTTCTCAACACTCAATGCGATTTTCTCGCCTTCCAATGCTGACAAACGGGCTTCAAACTTGGCTTCCAATTCGCTCATCTGTTTGCTGAAATAAGATTCTTCCATTTCTGTTTTGCTTTTAACAACCTTCTTTGCCATTGGCATATCGCCAATTTGCTCTTTCATTGGTTGGTCCTCGGCTTCAACTTCCTCGATGATTTCTTCCTCGGGGGCTTCTTCCTCCTTAGTTGCGATTTCAACGATTGTACCATTTGCATCCACGGTCATTACATTTCCGTTTTCCAATGCAAATTCACCTTCTGGTGTTGGGATGTTACCATCTGGTGTTACGATAAATACCGCTTCACCCACGGCAAAATTGTCTGATTCAAATGTGGCTTGACCATCCTCGGTCTTAACTTGTGCCAAATCAACCACAATCGCTTCCTCGGGCTTTAATCCCAAAGTTGCCAATACGCGGTTTAATGTTTCCGTTGCGTTCATATATATAAAACTTAATTTTTTAGTTTGTTTGATTTTTGAAATTCCGCTTATTTGGATGCGTTGGCATTGTCTTGTACAAATTTGATTAATGTTAACGCACTTTGAATTTGAAACGCTACATCATCCAATTCTTTTGTACTTACCATCCCTAAGTCATTCATTTGTTTTTCAACTTTGATAATTTCGTTTTGAATCGTGTTGTGTTCTGTCAATAATTTTCCCGCTGAATTTTTGGCAATCATATTGGCATCATTCCATTTGGTTCTAATTGATACGATGCTATCAAGTAAGTTTGATGCTCTTTTATCCAAATCTTGAATCGTTCCCAATTCAACTTTAATTCCTTGAAGTTTCATATTCTTTTAGTATGTTAAGTATTTTGTTTAATTTCTCATCATCGGTTTCAACCTTTGATAATGGCATTGACCTATCCGCAAAATAACCTTCGATGCTGAATCCTTTAACACGACCCGTTTTAACATAGTCGTTCCAAATCTCATCATTAGTTACCTTTAATGACCCCATCCAAGTGCCAATCGGATCGTTCATACCATAAATGGCTGACTTGTCTTTTTCCATGTCCTCCTTAATCCAAGATTCCACCATGCAAATACCTTGCAACGCCATGTCGTGTTCCAATGTGGCTTTGCCTTGGTTGCCCTTCATCAAAAACATTTGCGATGCACGGGACACGGTGTTCTTTGAAAAGTACACATAAAATTCTTGCATCTCGCCATTCATCATTTGTTTGCGGTAAATGGGTTTGTCGGGAATAAGAACGGGACCCATCAAGATGCGTTTTTCGGCATCCACCTGGGCAAACTTTATTTCATGTGATTTCAATGCAATGAAATTGGATTCAATGGCGGGGGCTTCCACGATGCTTATCGCATCAATGCCACTTGCCAATTGTTGGTCGTCCAATATCAATTCAACGATTCTCATATTACAAACTGCTAATTGCTGCGGTAATGTGTTTTACAGTATTAGCCCTTAATGACATTGCACCGCGTGTGTTTGATAATCGTTTGGTCAATTCATCAACCAATGCAGTTGCACCCAAATCTTTTGCTTTTTGCAGTCCATCAATAATCATTTTTTCAACAACTTGTAAATCCTTGATGGAACTTTTGACTTGCGTTTCCAATTTAATCAATGGACTCATAACATCGCCGTTTGCAAATGCTTTATCGGATTGGGAATTAATATCATCAAGTAACGCCAATTGAACATTAATTGGGTTAACGGCGTTTGAAGCCATGAATTTATGGAATGATGTTTTCATATTTTTTAGAATCCTATATTTACTGATTTAACTTGGTCCAATGTTTTATTGGTCAATGCAATTTGTTTGGTAATAATGGCCACAATGCGTGAAAATGTTTCAATGCTTTTTGGCTCACCAAGTTCTTTAGATGCTTTTAAACCTTGTTCCGCTTTTTTTAACGCTTGATTATTGAGGTCAATTGATTTGGTCAATTTATTAAATGCCGCTGCCATTTCTTTTTGAATTACCAATTCACTTCCCGCTTGACGATTCAAATCATTGACTTCGTCCAAGATTCCTAATTTAATACCATGTAATCTCATATCCTAAAAAACGAATCAACCTGGGAATGTTGCATTTGTTTGAATCCGTCTATCCAACGCTTGTTGTGAACTCATGTCATTTCCAACCACATACGCCTTTGCAGGTTTGTTCATGTTCCTATTCAAACTCGCCGCCATTTGTGCCGATGGGTCTGCGGTTCCGCCAATAATGGAAACACTTGGCCCCGTGCTTGGCATTCCTC